GGCGCATGACCCCGGAAACCGATTTCGGTTTCCGGAAACGATCATGCGCAAATGCAAAGTGTTAGAGCGTCCTTTTGCGCGTCCAATAGGACGCGCGGCGCTCTAATGTCCGTTCCGCTGCGGTTCTCGAAAGCCATCGTTTTGGTCGCTTCGCGCCCGTCTTCGACTCCGGCTCGGCCTGACCTGAATCTCAACACACCCTCTCCGCCAACCAAACCTGAAGGAAGACCAAAATGGCAGACGCCTATACCCGTGTCGCGGACGCGATCGTTCCGTCCGTCTATGCACAATACTCGTTCGAGGAGCATGTCCAGTCGCTCGAGATCTACCAGGCCGGGATCCTGTTTTCCGACCCGGCCATCGCTTCGAAGCTCTCCATGGGCGGGCGTTCCGTCGACATGCCCGGCTGGAAGGATCTCGGCAACGATCCGTCCGAGCCGGTCAATGACGATCCGGCCGATTCGATCGAGTTGAAGAAGATCGGCGCGCGCCGCGAGGTCGCCGCCCGCAATGTCCGCGCCCAGGCCTGGGGCATTCCGGACCTGACCAGCATCCTCGCGGGCGACGACCCGCAGAAGCTGATCGTGCGCCGCCAGACCGACTACTGGCAGCGCGCCAACAAGCTGACGCTGCTCGGCATCCTGAAAGGGGTGCTGGCCGACAACATCGCCAACGATGCCGGTGACCTGGTGCGCGTCACCGGCGCTTCGATCGTCGACACCGACATCATCGAGGCCGCCTATCTGATGGGCGACCGCGCCGACAAGTTCAAGACGATCTGGATGCACTCCAAGCAGATGAAGGCGTTGAAGCTCGCCGACCTCATCGACTATGTGCCGCCGTCCGAGCAGGGCGGGCCGCTGATCCCCTATTACATGGGGCTCAGGGCCGTCGTCGACGACGACATCCCGGTGGCGGCGGGCGTCTACACGGCGTTCATGTTCAAGGACAAGGCAATCCTGTGGAACGAGCTGCCGGTCAACACCGAAGGCGGGCCGCTGGAGTTCGACCGCAAGCCGCGCCAGGGCCATGGCGGCGGCGTCACCGAAATGGTCGGCCGCAGGCATTTCGTCCCGCATGTGCCCGGCACCCGCTTCCTCGACGCCTCCTCGGCCGGCGAATTCGCCACCGACGCCGAGCTGGCGCTGGCGGCGAACTGGGACCGCACCGCGTCGAGCGTCAAGAACATGACGTTCATCGCGCTGAAGACGACCGAGGCCTGATCGGACCGGAAGAGGCGGGGGTAAAAGAACTCCCGCCCTTTCTGGACGCTAGTGGTCGAAATCTAACGCTTGGTTCCGGGGCCGTAAGCCCGCTCAGGGTGGAAAGCGGACGCTAGAATGTGCTTTTTGGCAAAGCGCTCAGTGCGCGCGTAACGCAAGGTGAATTTCAAGCGGCTTTGAGATGAGGCCTTTATCAACGATGGCTTCAAGCGTCTGCTTCGTCAGACTGATATTGTCATATTGCTGCGGAACCGACAGAATTAACCCTCCCTCTGCGGGCGTGGCATAAAACACTACATAGCCTTTCGCCTCACCGGCGAGCGGGAAGGCGATAGTATTGATTTCAGTATCCATTACTCGCTTGCCAAAAAAATAATTGGCACGATTATTCTGCTGACGTAATTCAAACTCCTGATGCTGGAGAACAGAGTATATACGTTTGTTCTCCGGCGACTCAGGGTCGTTGCTGCATCCAGAGAATGGGATAATTGCGAACATCAACACTGAAAGGGCCTTCCAACTAGTGTAGATCATATCAAATTCCTGCTTTCCATGGGTATTTGCCCTAGATGTCCGAAATGGGTCGGCAGCGGTATTCCGTTTCGGGTACCAAGCGTCAGGTTTTGACCGCTAGGTCGCCAATGTGGCGAATCCCAAGTTCACCCGCTGCGCTAAACCAGAGTGAAACAAGACTTGGGGTTCGCAACATATTCATGTTGCCCTTTAATCAATCGCCGTCACCAAATGGTTACAGAAATGGGCGATGCTGCTTTGTCTTGGCAAGGAGGGTAACCATGAACATGACATACAAGGCAGTTCAGCGAGTGCTCCGAAAAGCGGGCATTGTCATAAGCAAAAAGGGCGAAGTTCACCGCATAAACTTCTTCAGCGGTCTGGAAAACACCGCCTACTATACGACAAGTCTTCAGGAGGCCCTGGATCGGGGTTTGGGGATGGCGAGAGGTGCCGGAAGGCTGCAAGCAAGCGCCGTTGCCAAGTCGGCCGAAACAGGGCGGCCGACGAGCGCACGCGTCGGCTGATGCCGCAGGAATTCGGGCCGCAAGTGATCGCCGCGTTGAGCGGCGATATCGAGAAACTGCAATAGCCACAATATTTTCGTCTTTTCCTCGCTCGAACGGGCACAGGGGACGGATAACGCCGCGACGCTACCCGCTTCCTGACGGGTGGTGGTTGGCGTGACGGGTTCCACGCGCGAGACGTGCGAACGTTTTTCTCAAGCAAAAAATCACCAGCGGTTCATCGTTTCACGGAAACGCCGAACCGCTCTATCTCTTTGTTTTTGCGCAATTCCGGACGGAAAACCGTTCACACTTTTCCTGGAATTGCTCCAAATCCTCAGCCGCTACGAGGCGGCTTTTTGCCGTGGGCCCATGCCTGCTTTTTCCGATCCACACAGACGGAGCCTAAAATCATGGCCATCACCCCGCTCGACATCGCCAACATGGCGCTTGGCGTCCTCGACGAGGCGCCGATCGACAGCCTTGATCAGGACGTGAAACCGGCCCGCCTGCTCAATCTGCATTTCGACCTGACCCGCGAGGCAGAGCTGACGAAACACGCCTGGGTGTTCGCGATCCTGGCGGCCGCCGTCGTCGGGTCCGATACCGGCAGTGGCGCGGGCACGCTGAACTTTGCCTATGAATTGCCGGTGGACTGCCTGCGGCCTTTGCCGCTGACCGATAATGGCGAGCCGGATGGCGTGCCGATCGCGTGGCGCCAGGAGGCCGGGCTGATCTATTGCGACCGGTCGGGGCCGCGTCTCATTCGCTACGTCGCCAACCTCACCGATCCGAACGACTGGGACGCGCTGTTCACCGAAGTGCTGGTTGCAGCGCTCGCCATCAAGATCGCGCATCCGCTGACCCACAAGGCGGGCATGATCGACATCGCCCGCGGTGCCTATGACCGGGCGCTCGACGCGGCATTCCAGTCCAACGCCATCCAGCGTGGCGGCAGGCTTTCTACGTCGTCCTGGGCGATCCAGCGCGGCGGGTTTGTGCGCTGATGACGCTCTATCCAGTCCAGGACACATTCGTGCGTGGCGAGATCTCGCCGCGGCTACACGCCCGCGCGTCGCTCGATCTTTATCGGGCGGCGCTTTCCAAATGCGAAAACTTCGTCACGTTGCCGCATGGCGGCATCCGCAAGCGCGGCGGGACATACTTCGTTGGCGAGGTGAAGACTTCGGCCAAGAGGACGCGCGGCATACCGTTCATCTTCTCGGCAGACCAGGCCTACATGCTTGAGTTCGGCGACCTCTACATCCGCGTCTACGCCTATGGAGCCCGCGTCGGCACGGTGGAAGTGGCGACACCCTATCTCGAAGCCGATCTGTTCGACCTGCAATTCGTCCAATCCGCCGACCAGATGTGGATCACCCACAGGGACTACCTTCCGCAGGTTCTCACCCGCACGGCGCACACCCTATGGACGCTGGCCGAGTTCGTCTTTCTCGACGGCCCCTATGACGACATCAACACAAGCGCGACCACCATGGCGCCTGCCGAGACCGGCGCCGTCCATCCCCTTATGACCAACAACACCGCTCCAAGCGGCACTGCTGCCGACAGCAGCGGGTCCGCCGACGCCTACAAGGTGTTTGACCGGGACAATGGGTCAAACCTTTCGTTCGGCACGACGACCGGCTTCTTGTCCTATGACTTCGCCGGTACAGCGACCAAGGTTTGTGACGGCTACTGGCTTCGGGCAAACTCCACTGGTGGTACAAAGGCACCCATCGCGTGGGATTTCCAGGGCTTCGACGGCACGAACTGGATCTCGCTTGACAGCCGGACAGCGGAAACCGGGTGGTCGCGCAGCGAAGTGCGCTTCTTCGAGTTTCAGAATGAGACTGCCTACCAGTCCTATCGGTTGAATATCTCGGGCTCGGAGGACGACGCCAATCTTACGATCGCGGAAATGGGATGGCATGAGGATGGCGATACACAGACGCCATTCGATCTCACGGCGTCCTCGATCGTCGGCATCAACGACGGCACGGGTTTTCAGACCAGCGATGTTGGCCGTACCATTCGTTTGCTCGGCTCGGATGCTGTCTGGCGCTGGGCGCGTATCACGAGCCGCACCAGCGCTACCGTGGTCAAAGTCAGGTTGTATGGGCATGCGCTTCCCGATCTCAGCCCGATCGCCCGCTGGCGTCTCGGCACCTTCGTTCCCGGCAAGTACGTCGAAAGCGGTTCGCTGTACGAGGAGCGGTTAGCCTTCAGCCGAAGATTCTCCGTCTACGCATCCGCAACCGGCGACTTCGACAATTTCGCACTCGGGGAAAAGGACGACGATGCTCTTGAATTTATCCAGGCCGGCGGCGGGCAGGCCAATGACATTACGTGGATCTCCGATTCGGATGGTGCCCTGCTGATCGGAACGCTTGGCGGGGTCCGCGCTCTATCGGGTTCCGGCATCGACGAAGCGCTGACCCCTTCTTCCTTCAAG